GTGGATTATTTCGGTACACCACTAGCGGCAGAGTTCTGCACCACTATTGATGATACAAACCTATCTTTTGAAGAACTGGTCACCAATCTTTGTGATGCCGTGTTTTGTACCGCATATCGGCAAAACAATAAACTCAAGCTTTATTTTGAACGGCCAACTGATAACTCGGTAATGCTGTTTAACTTCAGGAATATCATTCCGGATAGTTACAAGCATGATCTTACCTTTGGCGTGATGGATGACTACGATGGACTGATCTATGAATACACGGATCCGACCGACGATAGTCGTATTAATATCTATTTGCCGGACAAAGGAGCAAAGAACCCAAAAGAAGTGAAGTCAGTTGGTGTACGGAACAAGTGGCAAGCTCATTTCAATGCTTACCGGCTTTGGAACAAACTTCGCTTCCAGCGTAAATCCATCACCTTTGATGCAGCGCCTGAGTCTGAATTGCTTGTGCTACGTGACCGGATTGCTGTAGCGGATTATCGCAATGGTATTCATCAAAGCGGGGAAGTGGTACAGCAAGAAGGTTTAATCCTCACCTTAAGCCATGATGTAGATTTCATTGCAGGCAAGAGCTATGTGATTTATCTGCAGATGGGTGATGGTACCGTAGACCTAATTCCTGTTACCGCTGGATCTGCTAAGAACAAGGTGGTTTTAGACCGTTTGCCGAACAGTGCATTAAAGCTAAGTCCAGATGATTTTGTTAATACTATCTACACCGTAGTTAATGACGATACCAAAGGCTCATTGCCTTATCTGGTTGCAAAAAGAGAACCGGCTGACCAGTTCTCTAATACAATTACTGCAATTAATTACGATGAACGTTATTACCTCAATGACAAGGACTTTATTGATGTGCCGGTAGATGATTCACCGATTTATATTCGATATGACCAGCTTGATATTAATCTGGCACGTTTATATCAAATGCAAAGAGGTGATTTACCAACGACTGGCGAAATCAGTTTTGTAGTTGAAGCAGGGGCGCTGGTTTCAAGCTCAAGTTCTTATCGACCGGAAACCAGATTTGTCTATAAATTCGACTATAACTCTAGTCCTGCAAAACGAGAGTATAACGTTCCAGCTGCCTCAGAATTACCGGCGATAGATACAGGGGAGTTCCCACCTGATCTGGTGGTAAATCTGACGATTAAAGGTGCGGTAGTTGGGCGTGGTGGTGATGGAGGATTGCCACATTTGGCATTTGGTGCATGGTCTACCGATCCTGATTACCCCTTTACCAAAACCCGCCGTGATGGGTTTCAGGGAGCACCCGGTTTATTAAACCAGCACAGCAAACTAAATCTGATCATTGATGGAGGGACGTTAGCTCGAGGCGGATCTGGTGGCGGCGCAACACCAAGCGGTATTTACACTGAGTTAGCATATGGGGTCCAAGGTATTCCCGGTGGAGCTGGAGCACCTTTTGGACGGGTCATGACGGGACAGCCGATTTCAAATGACTCGCAAGACTGGCGTTGGTATTTAAATGGTGACTTTATGGTTGTCAAAGTAACCGATGCTGAAGCTGCAGTGCCCGGTAAAGGTTATCGAACTCAAAATGACCGTTATGGATCTCCATTGTCTGGTGATGGTGGAAACTGGGGCCAACTAGGTACCAAATCTACCAATGATGGAACATGGAACTGGCAATACCATGGCACAACTGAAGGTCAGCCGGGGCCGGGTGGACCTGCAATTGTTGGGGTGGCACCTCTAACAACTCAATTGATTAACGGAGGGAAAATCTTACAAACCCTTTAAACTTTAAAAGAACTTTGAGCACCCAATTAGGGTGCTTTTTTATTGCCTATGATCTGGAGGATGGCATGCATGAACGGTCAAACAAATAGCGTGGTCGAAGCAGCTGCAAGTACGGCTGCCGCGACTGCAACAAAATTCACTTATGGCTATGTAGTAGGGGGCAGCTTGATTGGTGTAGTTGGCAAAATTGATTGGGCTGTTGTCTTTTCAATCTTAATCGGTTTAGCGACCTATTTTACTAATCTCTATTTTAAGCGTCGTGATGAAAAGCGTAAGAACGAGATTCATGAGCTTCAAACCAAGCAATATGAGCTAACTAAGAAACGTTTAGAAGGGGAAACAGATGACAAGCGAACAGACTAGAGCTTATCTGGCTTTTGCACTTGTAGCATTAATGTTCGTACTGGTTATTGCTTTATTTTTTGTAGACATGCCACGTGAAAACAGCAATTTAATTAATACGGCATTGGGTTTCATTGCGGGGGCAATGACAACAGCCTGTGGTTTTTATTTTGGTAGTTCTGATCAAGAAAAGAAAAACAAAGCTGAAGAAACCAAGTAATTGTAATTTACTAAATCTTTATACCGCCTTCGGGCGGTTTTTTTATATCTGAAGGAAACCGAAATGAATATTGAAAAATATCTTGATGAATTAATTAAGCGTGAGGGCGGGTACGTAAATAACCCAGCAGATCGCGGTGGTGCAACTAAGTATGGAATTACTGAAGCAGTTGCTCGAGCAAATGGATTCAAAGGTAATATGCGAGATTTACCTCTGGGTGTGGCCAAAGCAATTTACCGCAAAAACTATTGGACATCTCCACGATTTGACCAAGTAAATACTGTTAGTTCCATGGTAGCAGAAGAGCTTTTAGATACAGGTGTGAATTGCGGTACCGGCTTTGCAAAACCTCTTTTACAACGAGCTTTGAACTTACTAAACAACCAAGGTAAAGCTGGATATGCTGATTTAGAGGTTGATGGTGTTTATGGATCTGAAACTCTTAGAGCTCTAAAAACCTATCTGGCCAAACGCGGGAAAGTAGGCGAGAAAGTACTGGTGCGAGTGCTCAATATTATGCAAGGGCAACGCTACATTGAAATCTGTGAGCGTAATCCAAAGCAGGAACAGTTTTTCTATGGCTGGATCGCAAATCGGATTGTTATATGAAAGTCTTTCATTGCAAACGCTCAAGGATAGCTTCCGTAATCACATTGCTGTGCATTCTATTTTCAGGATGCACAGCACATTCGATCAATAACAATGTGAATGTCTCTATTTGCGTTAAAGCAATTTAAAAAAAGCCCTGAATGTTCAGGGCCTTTTGAGTTTAGTTTTGAACTTCTGCATCATAAATTGTTTTGAAAGCTTTCTTCAGTTTTTCATCTTGCGTATCCGCGATGAACTTTTGCATTTTGTCTTTGTATTCCAGATGACCAGCTTTGTACTTAGCAAGTAAGTATGAAAACTCGCCTTGCTTATAGTCAGGTTCTGTCTTGTTTTCTGGTTTATCTAATGCTGTTTTCAGAACTGTTGCTGCTGTATCAAAGCATTGATTAATTGTTTGCTTATCTTTTTGTTGCATAGTAAAGATTTGGCATTTAGCTAGATACAAAGCAGGATTTTCAGGCTTTCTTGCAATTTGTTTCTCATTTAAAGCCAATGCTTCTTCATACATCTGTGCAGCTAAGTACACATTCATTTGAAGCATTTCACGCTTGCCCTGATCTTCCATTGTGTTGATTTCAGGCAATAACTCTTGCATTCGTTTTTTTAGAACATCTGGGCTTTCAAGAGAATACTTTTGCACGTATTCATTATGTTTTTCCAAAATCTGCTGATCTCTAGCAGATAGTTTTTTAGGCGCTGGTGTTTCAGTTTTTGCCGCCGACTGATCTGTGCTTTCAGAAGCTTTACTACACCCACCCAGAAGTGCTGTGCCAAGAATAATTAAGGTAAGTGTCTTTCTCATTTCTTCCGTCTTGCTGCTGATGTAATTGTAAATTCATGCACTACATGAGGTGGATTTGTAACAACTGTTCCACCATCAAACTTGGCATCATATTTCATTGTCAATTGAACTGTGACTACTGATAAGTCTGGGGGAGGTAGTTTAATTTCGCAACTACCGACAGGTTGCCTATCATTTTCCGTATTCCAATATCCCTTTTCCACTTTCAATCTAACAACATCACCTATCTGCTTTTTGTCTTTAAACAGACGCAATGCTGCTTGAGGGTAAATTGTTGCATCCCCTTTTAAAGCAGGGGGTAGTAAAGTTGCAGTCACGAATAGATTTTGTTTTTCAACTTTATATGAGACTTCAAATGTACAAGCACCGGACATAGCCTGCATAGCTAAACCGAATAACGTTGCTTTATCTTGATCGTATGGATATAGCCAAGGTTTAAACGGAACCATTGTGGTTTTAGTGTTCTCTATGTAGTAATTCTCGTACTCATCTTTTACAAAGCTGTCTGTTGTTGGTTGTTGAGACATTGGAGCTGGTGTGGATTTAGCAGCAGAAGATGCATTTCCACCACCATTGTCTTGCACAACTAAGTTTTGTTGAGGCAGTAATTTACAGCCACATGAAAGTGAGTCATTCACTCGGGCAGCAGCCTTACCAAAAATTTGCATGTATGGATCACCTGAGACAATTGTCGCAACGACTTTATGAGTTGGGCATGTTGCTTTATCGCCGACACAGGCGACGGGAATCCCGTCAATTAGAAACATACTGTTCCCAGAAATTACTTGACCACCTCCAGAAGTTGGGCAGCCTATAGTTATGTAGGGTGTTGCCAAAACAATTCCTTCTTATGTTTATCAGTTGGCAGAATCATAACAAAGTAGGGGTAGACAAGACTGTATAGTTTTATTGTAATTTCAACTTTGAGAAAAGAGTTCACTTTTAATTTTAAATTAATACACCTTTTCTCATGAATTATGTAATGGG